CTACTACATTGTCAAGTAAGCTTGCCCCAGCTCTGGGTGCATTACTAAGTCCACTTACGCTAGTTACTGCCGCAATAGGTGAAGCCTATCATGCCATGTTTGGCTTTATCGAAAAATCCGCAGAGGGTTTTGAGCGTATATCTCATCTTGCCAATCGCGTCAATACCACGGCCGATGCTGTACAAAAGCTTGGTTACATTGCGCAATTCACGAGGTCATCTGTAGCTGCTGCGGAATCGTCTCTGGATGGTTTAAATAGAGCGGCTGGTGAGGCGTACCTTGGAGTCGGAAGAGCTAAAAAGATTTTTGACAAAATAGGTCTGTCTGTAAAAGACTCAAACGGTCAGCTCAAAGACACATCTAAATTAATGGGTGAGCTTAGCGAAAAGATAAAGCCACTACAGCGAGGTGAGCAATTAGCTGTACTTGAGAAGCTCGGCATAGATAAAACTATGATTGAGGCGCTTACGACAGATACCAGTAAACTTGCAGCAGAGAACGATAATCTATACAAAGCATTTGGTTTAAATGTAGACAAGGCTGCTGAATCATCCGTTGGTCTTATGGACGCGATGGGGAAAGTTAAAAGAGTTTTTGATGTTTTTAAAGACGCTATTGCATCTGCTTTCTTTGACCAATTCAAAGATGGGTTTGATTCTTTTAGGCAGCAGTTGCTTGTAATGCTTCCAAAACTTGTCGATGGCATAAAACCAGTCATTATCGCGATGACAAAAATAGGCGGTATCATTTTAACCGTGGGCACGATATTTGCAACAGTAGCCGGGGAAATGCTATCCGCAATACAAAAAATTAATGATTTAACTGGCGGATGGGCTGTAAAGATAGCGGCGGTAATGTACGCATGGAATAAATTAAACCTTGCTTTTTTGCGGTCTCCAATCGGAATATTCATCGAATTAGCAACGGCCTTTGCTTTGCTATATGACGATTATAAAACTTTTGAAAAAGGCGGTAAGTCTTTTATAAATTGGGGGAATACAAGCGGGAAGATTATTTTTAATCTTGTTTTTGGTCTTGGCACTCTAGTATCTGTAATTTATGGCTTTATATCGGGGATTAAGCTTGCTAGAGCAGCAATGGCCGCCTTCAATTTTGTTATGGACATGAATCCTATCGGTCTCGTTATAGCTGCCCTAGCGGCTTTAACGTTTGCGGGATATGAGCTTTATAAAAACTGGGACTCAATATCGAAAAAATTTAAAGACATCTTCGGCGGATTAGCTGACTGGTTCAAAGGAACATGGCAGGCTGTTTATAATTGGTTTGATGATATTTTTAACAAAATTGTTGGCGGAATTGAAAAAGTCGTTCAAAAAACAGAGAGTTTTGCTAAAAATATTTTACCTGGATTTTCAGTAGGCGGGGCCAACACAACGATATCAACTAAACTAGCCCCCAGCCCTTCAACCGCTGGAACTATTGCAAACAACAAACATGTCACCATCAATCAAAAAACGGATATTCACGTTAACGGCTCGGGTGACCCGTACGCTGTAGCTAATGCAGTTAAAACTACGCAGCGGCAAAACAATGCGGACCAGCTAAGAAACGTACAGGGGGCGGTACAATGAGCGCAACCGACCAAGAAGTATTAGATTTATACCCGCAAGTTACAAAACGCTCTATATCTACATTTAGCGGCTATGCATGTTTAGAGGAAGACTCAAGTGATGAGCTGGAAATAACGCAACACCCAGTCCAGCGCGGCGCTAATATCACAGACCACGCTTATTTAAAGCCATCAACGGTAACCATACGCTTTAGTTATGCGCCAGGCACAACACCTTTAAGCCAGCTATACACCGAGCTTAGAGACCTGCAAGCATCACGCGAGCCGTTTACTATTGTGACGGGCAAGCGTGTTTATAGCAATATGCTGTTTAAATCAATCGCTGTTACAACGGATGTGACAAAAGAAAACATACTCTCGGTTATTGGCAATTTCCAAGAGGTCATTTTGGTAGATGTGGTCAATACCAGCGTTCCTGTTCGCTCAAAGCAGAAGATGCCGGAAAAGACAGACTCAACGCAAAATACTGGCGACAAGAAAGCGACCCCAGTGGATGAGTCTAAAGTTGATCAAAGCACTATAAGTTCCTCTCTTGGCATAACAAGTATAAACGGGTCATAACATGAAAACATTTGATATACCGTTTACTAATAATAATCAAAAATTTAACATCACGTTAGGCGGCAAACAATTGCGCATTATTTGTCGTTGGAATAAAGAAATGCCCGCGTGGGTTATTGACATACAAGACGCTTTGACAAACGCATATATCGTCGCTGGGGTTGCCTTGGTAACTGGCGTTAATCTGTTTAGACAGTTCTATTACACAGGTGTAAAAGGGTATTTAGTCGCTTATACGAACGGCAATCCTTCCGAGATACCGACATTTACGTCACTAGGCAATGAGTCTCAAGTCTATTACATACCAGAGGATGGGTTGTAATATGTCACAAACACAGTACAAAAGAAAAGTTAAATTATTAATATCAACAGAATCGGGTGAAGGATTGGATTTGTCAAATCTTCGTATTGCATTTGACATTAAATTAACAGATTCCCAAACGCCAAATTCTGCGAGAATTAGAGTTTACAACCTATCTCAAAACCTTGCTTCTCGCGTACAGAAAGAATTTACGTATATTACTTTGCAGGCTGGCTATGAGTCCAACTTCGGAACTATTTTTTACGGAAATATTAAACAGGTTATTTATGGCTCAGAAAATAACATAGACACTTTTATCGATATTGCTGCTGGCGATGGTGACGGCGCTTACAACTATAGCGTAGTTAATAGGACTTTAGACGGCAATGTAAAGCAAGCCGATATTGTAGACGCTGCCTTATTGCCGATGTTTGACCGCGGAATTGAGCAGGGGTTTGTAGACAGCACAGGAGACACCGCCTTGCCTCGCGGGCGCGTTATGTACGGAATGTCTAGAGACTACTTGCAAGCAGCTGCGTATAACACAGACACCACATGGTCAATACAAAACGGAAAATATCAATCAGTCAAATTGACTGGTTACGTTCCCAATACCGCAGTTGTGCTTAATAGCAAAACAGGACTTGTCGGAACACCAAATCAGACAAACGACGGCATTATCGTTAAGTGCCTACTTAACCCAAATATTAAAATTGCATCCCAAGTGCAAATAAATCAATCCGATATTCAGTTACAACTTATCGATGACAGCTCAGAAGGCGGAGACAGCGGCGCATCTTCAACGCCGTCACCTATAGCATCTGATGGTTTTTATCGAGTTTTGATTGCTGAGTACACGGGCGATACACGCGGCAACGACTGGTACTGTGACTTGACATGTCTAAGCATGGACAAGACAAGCGCAGATAATTCGCAGGTGCAGAAAAATGGATAGAAGAGAGTGGTTAGGCGATAGTCAAGAAACGTTTAGAGCATCGTTCCGAGGAGAGCAAGCAAAGCTTTGGACGGCGCTACCTGCCACCGTTCTTGATGTTAATCTTGATAGACAGACAATTACGGCTCAGGGCGTAATCAATGGCGTTATTACAAATAAAGACGGTAGCAAAACACCGCTAGACCCGCCAGTTTTTATAAATGTACCTATCTGTTTTCCGCGCGGGGGTGGTTATGCGATCACATTTCCTCTACGGGCGGGCGACGAAGTTTTGATTATTTTCTCGTCTCGATGCATAGACGGATGGTGGCAATCTGGGGGCGTCCAAGTACCGCCAGATTTACGTATGCATGACTTATCAGATGGCTTTGCTATAGCCGGTCCGACGTCTATCCCGAACGCCTTATCGGGTGTATCAAGCAATTCTTTGCGAGTAATGAATGAAGAGGCTACAAAATATGTTGAAATTTCAGAAGATAAAATCACGGTTGAATCGGATGGTGACGTCGAAGTCTATGGTGAAAATGTACAAGTTAATGCGGTTGATACTGCTGCTGTATCTGCTGTCAATATTAATCTCACCGCTAGTGCATCAGTAAATATAACTGCGCCAGACATCTACTTAAACGGGACGGTGCACCCATGAAATACAGGAAGCAAGATGCAAATGGTGACATGGTATTTGGTAATGGCTTGCTTGACTTTTATATTGATAGTCCAGAAGCCGTGGGGCAATCCGTAGAAACCAGGTTAAAGCTTTGGCTCGGGGAGTGGTTTGTTAACGTTGAGGACGGAACACCGTATCAGACAAATGTGCTGGGAACAAATAAATCTAAGAGCGCTCCCATAGCGATAAGGGAACGAATATTTAAAACACCAGGCGTAACCGAAATAGTTTCCTTCGATTACAGCATAGATGCTAACGCCAGGTCAATAGCTATCAGGTCAACAATTAATACAATTTACGGACAAACAACAGTCGAGGTGAACAATGGGTTTTGAAACATTAATTTATGTTGATTCGACGGGACTGCATACGCCGGACTATCCGACTGTGCTTGAGTATTATAAAGACCAAACAAAACTGGTGTTTGGTGATGATATTAATCTCGATTCAGACGCGAAGGACGGGCAGTACATTTCTATTTTTGCGTTGGCGGCTTTCGATTTATGTCAGATATCCCAGGGAAACTACAATTCCTATTCTCCGCTTACCGCAATCGGTAAGGCATTATCTACTCAAGTTAAGATTAATGGTATTGCTAGAGAAATAGCAACCTATTCCCAAGTCGATGTTTATATCGTTGGTCAGGCTGGAACGGTAATCAGTAACGGTATTGTCGCGGATACATTAGATCAAAAGTGGAATTTACCCGATGTTGTCAATATCCCTTTGTCGGGCGATATCACGGTCACAGCAGTAGCGCAAAATGCAGGCAATATATCCGCTGACGCTAACACCGTCACGACTATTTTTACCCCGACACGCGGCTGGCAAACAGTCAATAATCCCACGGCATCAGTAGACGGCGCGCCCGTTGAATCTGATGCGGAGTTACGCATACGACAAACGGAATCAGTAGCTCAGCCTGCGCTAACTGTTTTTGAATCGACAATAGGTTTGGTCGCCTCACAAACTGGGGTGCTAAGGTATCGCGGATATGAAAATGACACTAACGTAACAGACAGCGACGGCATACCAGCACATACGATCTCTTTAGTCGTAGAGGGCGGTGACGATACGGCTATAGCTCAAGCAATCTGGGACAAGAAAACACCTGGAACGGGCACGTACGGAACGACTGAAGTTATTGTTTATGACCGATACGGCACACCAGATAATATTAAATTTTACAGACCAACAACCGTAACAATTGGCGTAAATATAGAGATTGAAGCGCTTATTGGGTATGTATCGACCACGGAAGATTTAATTAAGGCTGCTGTTGCTGATTATTTAAACGGCCTGAGGATAGGGGATGATGTCTACATATCACGATTATATACCCCAGCAAACCTAGGCAGCATACCCCAAGGCGACACTTACGACATCACATCTTTAGAGATTAATAAAAATGGTGGGGCATTTGCAGCAGCAAATATAGACCTAACATTTATCGAAGCCGCTTTTTGTGACCCATTAACAGACATAACGGTGACAGTGGTATGAGTTATACAGTTGAGTATTATCAATCGCTAGTTACTAGCGAGCATCAAAATAGCCCAAAATACATGGCTTGGCTAGGGGCCATGATTGAGCCTTTAACTGTCATACAGAGCGTTATAGAAAATCTCATTAATGATTTTGATGTAGATACAGCAGTCGGAAAGCAGCTTGATATTGTCGGCCAATGGGTTGGCATATCCCGCATATTAAAAGAAGAGCTTATCGGAGTTTATTTTACATGGGATGCTGACGGGCTAGGTTGGGATAGCGGTGTATGGCAGTCACCAGATGACCCAGATTCTGGCTTAATAGTATTACCAGACGATATTTATCGAACTTTAATAAAAGCAAAAATAGTCCACAACCACTGGGACGGCTCTATAAATGGGCTCTATGACATATGGGATGTCGTTTTCGGAAACAATCCAGACGCGCCCGTTTTAATCATACAAGACAATCAAGACATGTCTATGGATTATATTTTTTCGGTGAATGTTTTGGGAATAGTGGAGCAAGAGCTTGCAATGACAGGCCAGTATTTTATAAAGCCTGAAGGGGTTTTGATTAGAGAAGTGTCCGTCGTCCCGTCGAGCGGACCTGCATTTTTTTGGGATGTTGACGATACAGCGGTTACGGCGGGATGGGATGTTGGGCAATGGGTAGAACTTATTAATTAATTTTTGGGGTTTAAAAATGGCAAATAATGATATTTTAAAATTTGGCGATGATGCAAGCAATATATTGGGTCAGTCCGCATATGCGGCCGACACGGACAGAACAGAAGGCGTTTCAGGCAAAGCTAGGTCTAACCTACAAAACAAATTTCAGCGCCAAATGAGCGTTGCGGCCGCTGGACTTTCACAGTTTATAGCTGATTATAATTCTGGCGACGATGACGTTGTTGACACATTGAGCGCTGTTGAATATGCGGCTTTGTTGCTCGATACGCTATCTAACGCGCCACTAACAACGCAACCACAATTTGATAACAGCCAAAAAGCGGCTACTACGGCATTTGTGCAGAGGGCGTTAGGGAGTTTTGCAGGTATAAAAACATACGGAGCAAATACAGCGCTAACGGCAGCAGATGCGGGATGTCTTATTCTTCCGTCTGGAGCTGGCATAGGCTTTTCTCTCCCATTATCTTCTAGCGTTCCAAACGGGACAAAATTTTATTTTAATGGCAATGGGCATGGGTGCGCAATAACAAAGACCGGCAGCGATGTTATTAATAATGGCATTAATGGCGCTATCTCATCTATTAGTCTTCTAGAGCAAGATAGCGGCACTCTTGTTTCTGTCAATGGGGGATGGGGCGTAATAGATGGTGAACTACACCAAGGTGTTTCAAGCTCTTTTGCAAATTCTTTAGTTACAGATGGTTATCAGTACTTGCCAGGCGGCCGAATCGAGCAATGGGGCCAAGCAACGGTCGCATTTAACCCAGGAACAGGAACAACAACGATTACATTACCTACACCGTGGCCTAACGGGTTCTTGAATGGCCAAGTTTCTTTTTCTGGCTATACACCGCCAGCGGCATTCGCGAATGCAACGATAGAGGCAGACCCTGCATTTCCAACCACCAAGATACTTATCTATGGCTATTCTCCTAGCACATTAAGCGAATCAATGTATTACACCGTTCGGGGACATTAAAATGATTACATCACTATATTACGTTCTTGGATTAATCATGTGCATCTGGTACACAGTAGGTTACAGGTGGACGATGCAGGGAAATGAGCTTGGGAAATGTGCAAATGGCGGATTTATGCTAAATTGGTGGTTTGCACCAATCAACATGATAACAGCTTTTCTATCCGCTTATTTTGTTCTAAGGGCTTTCTTTTTTACGAGCGCGTCTTTCACTCAAAACATGATGTACATAGCTTCATTTCTTTTTGTTAGAAATTGTTATTATGCAATGGAAGATATTATTGATTATATTTCTTATCCAAGCAAAAAACAGTTTGCGTTCATTTTGATAGATTTGATTATGGCTGCATTTGTTGCCATGTGGATATTAAGGTTTAAGATGCAATAGGGGTCGGTATGATTACACAGCTAACGGCGAGCATAGAGTTTTGGATATTTGCTGTCACCGCACTAATTGGGGTGGGTGGGTACACGCTTATCACAAAACAAAATAGTGCGCAGATAAAAGAGCTATCACAAAAAACAGCCGCTCAGGCAAGGGATATTAGTGATAAGTTAGACAACATGAGAATGGAAGTAAAGGTTGAGCAGGCGACGATGAAGGGTAACTTTGAACGTCTAGACGACGCGATTAATCGAATAGAAAAAGATACGGCAGTGACAAAAGATAAAAGCAACGAACTATCGCAGGCAATAGCTCGGATACAAGTTAAACTTGAAAATATTGAAAATGGGGGGCATAAACATGAACTTGCTTGAAAAATTGCTGAAATGTTTACACAACAAAGAATCTTTTAAAAATTGCGGTTTTAAGCAAATCAGCACATGGGTCGGTATTCTTATTTTTATCTGTGTATTTGATAATGATTTACTTGTTTTAGTGCACAACGTTTTAACCGATGCTAATTTAGCGGAAAAGATTGCTACAGGCTTAGGGGGATTTGTATTGATTATGTTTAATAAAAAGGAAAACAACTAGATGGCAAAGTTTAGATTTAGACAAAGGTCTTTAGACAATTTAAAGGGCGTCAACCCGAGATTGTGCCAGGTAGTTTATAGGGCTTTAGAGCTCACAGACATTGATTTTTCAGTAACCGATGGGTTACGTACAGCAACCGAAGCAGCAGCGAATCGTGCTAAAGGGACGAGTTACATTAAGCGCAGCAAGCACGAGGATGGTCTTGCAGTAGACTTAACGCCATACAATAACGGTAAGCCTGTAGCCGGAAAACAAGAAGATTGGCCATATTTCAACCAATTGTCGCAATGGATGTTTAAAGCTGCCGAAGAATTAGACATAAAAATAGAGTGGGGTGGTAACTGGGAATATGTGATCGTAAACGGTGAGAAAAAGCCATTTAAAGACGGCTATCATTATCAACTAGCACAATGTTAGCTAAGCCGCAGCTCCCTGCCGCGGCCGCATCGTATCCATCAAAGCTATAGTAGCACATTTATAAAGTTATTTTCTTGTCGTTCGTAAGCTTGAGAAATTTCGTACAAACTCCTGCGTCTTATTTATAGCCTCGTCTACACCCTCAGCGACGATCACATCATCGCCCGCAGCAGTAACGCGTGCTATAAAGTCTATTTGCTCAGGTGAAAGCGAGCCGCCGAAGTCTTTCATTTCCACCCACAGGTGCCATTCTGGGATTAAAATGTCTAGAGCTCCCGCGTGCGTACCCATGCTTTGCAGTATCTTGCCTCGAATTGCCGCAACACGTCTATCGCTGTCTCTAGCCTCGCCATTAGGGATCGCGACAAGCAAGACATGCGGGTATTGGCTTTTAAACCATTTCACATACGCCTTTTGATGCTTACGTTCTTTATACGTGTATTTCCTTTTGGCTTTGGGCGGAGTAGTAGCACGTCCTGTTATCCTAGCCAGCTCTCCTGCTGTAATTCTTACCATACTTGCCTATTTTGTTAATATGTGTGTATTATAACTTTTTTTAGCCTAAACAAGGAAAAAATATGGCCATAATGCTAGCGGTTGTCGTTGTGTTGACAGTAATAAATACAGTCCTCCTTTTACATATTAGTGACAAACGCAATAAATGGTAATGCTTGTTCCACGTGAAACAAATTTGTATTTTTACACGCCAAATGTTAACATTAAAAAACCAGCCGTCACGCCTCTACAGCCCCATCCTTTCTGTAAGCGCAACCTTGGCGGCTTTTCTGCTTAATCAACCATAAATTCTCTTTTGTCGCCACTCTTGCTAATCAAGACTATTTTATCGCCTTTTTTAAGCGCTGAAAGTAGGGTCTTTGTAATAGATATCGCGCGTCGAACCGATTCAGAACGGCTATGCAGACCCATCGCTTTTTGGATGTCATCTAAATTTTTAATCGTTTTATCGTCAACCCTAGCCATTAGTATTTTATCGTGTTTCATTGCTCACCTCTTGCCATATTGTATTACAAATGTATTGACAAGATCAAGCGACAAAAGATATAATTAATACTACTTGGCCTCTAGCTCAGCTGGTTAGAGCGGAAGACTCATAATCTTTGGGTGCGGGGTTCGAGTCCCTGGAGGCCAACCAAAAATACGGGGAATTAAATGACTGAAACGAATTATTTGCCTACGCGAGCAATGGACGACATTAAAGCAGAGTATGAGAGAGGGCGCGGTATCTGGATAGCTAATGAAGCGATGAGACGTCAAGAATCTACAATGATTGATGCGGCTGATTTGTTAAGTAAATTAGAAAAATGGCTAGAGATGCTGCTAGGCCCCAGCCGCGCGCTAGAAAAACACGAACATGAATACTATTCCAAAAAAATAGCATATTGTTTTGATCTTTATTCTTGCTCTGAAAACAAGCAGCTTAAGAAAAATATTGAACATCTTGAGCATGGCACTCAGGGGCTGTTGGCTAGTTGTGAGAAGCTACAGGAAGAAAACAAGCAGCTGATGCGGGAGAATGCGGAGATTGTAAAAAAATATAATCACTGCAAGTCCTGGAATGATAAATACGAAGAAATGGAGCGCGGACATTTGGCGAAACTTGATGCTATGTGCAAAGGTTTATCGAGAAGCTGCTACAACGCAGGTATTGACGCCGCATCTGAGTATTACGAACAATTGCTTTCATGCTCAATTTTTTCTGGCGGTGAAAAAAACAGGAGAAAACATATGCAAGACCTTAAGAGCCAATACGCCGCAGAGGCTAAACCAAGCGAAGATGGGCAGCCGGAACCAGAATGGTACGACGCCGAGAAGTGTTTGCCGTTCATTGGCCGGAAAGTTGAAATCAAGTATAGAGGTTGCGGGACTAAAACAGCGATCGCCATGCTTTGGTTCCGCAATAGCGCACTTGTTTTTTTAATAGATAAATCTTATGGTCGCGTTAATCCTCCTGTTGTGTATTCATTCTTGGATGTTGTTTCTAAATGGAGATACGCCGATGAGTGAATGGTACGAGGCTGCGAAGACTCCACCCCCACTTAACACCCTTATTTTTCTTGAGACCAAGAGGGATGATGGCTCAATTGGCAAAACAGTACCCATTACATTGATGGGGAATGGCATCATAACAATCATGACCCGCGATGAAGCTGGGCATGATTTTAAACAAGAATGCTGCATTATGGGGAAAATACTAAGATGGAGATACGCCGATGAGTGAATATAAAATCGTATGTGACAGCTTTAAGTCAGATATAGAAAAGCGTGAATATTTCATGTCATGCATTTTGCGGTTGTTCCCAAAGTTACATGAACAAATGTGGGACCATACCTGGCCTAGGGATGTTAGAATTTCGAGCGGCATTCAAAGTGGCTATAATAGTTATTCTTGGATGTATTATGATGGGGCGCATTACGAGCGCTGTTTAACGCCGATTCGAGATATTGGTTACACTATAGAAATAGATTTAGACATAGACTCAAAAGAAAAAATGCTTGCAGATGTTACGCAAAAGCTTGAAGCCATAAAAGAAATAGCAAACCATACGTTTGATTCAGCGGTATACGGATTGGAAGAAAATACTTCTGAAAATAACTTTAGAACTCTGAAAGATTATGTGCCGACAATTAAAGCAAATGAAGGCAAAGTTTTGATGGCGGTCTCCGAAGAGGTTGATCGGATTTGCAAACTCTCACAAAATATGAGTAGGATACACATAATCGCGGGAAAACACGCTTTTAATTTAATAAAAGATATGGGGATACAGTCATTATATTTTGCCCGAATACCGGAAAATATAGTTTATGTATATGATTATTGGCGCGCTTTAGAGTTTCCGATGATACCTATTGCATACGGACAAGCTTTCCAACGAGGAAAAATCCTGTCTTGTCCATTTTATTGGGCAATAGCGGGAACAGGGCTAGCCGTAAAAAACAAGTTGTTTATATCATGCATTGAAGTTGATGAGGGGTAAAATATTGAACAAAATAATAAATGCAACAAATCTTAAATTAAATGCGTGTAATCATGAATTCACATTTAAATGTGCAGTTTGTCACGAAGAAATTATCGGTCATATTTCAGAGCTGGAGCTCAAGAGAAAATTTTACTCAACTTTTACCGAGAGAGCTTTTGTAAAAGAAATAATATGCGATTGCAAAAAAAACTATTACCGCGTTTATTTTGTGCACGAAGAGCTAAATTATAGCATTGTAACAAATGATATTAGCCCTAAACTGATAAGGGTAGAGCTTGAGGGCGCGGTAGAAAATGATGAGTGGGCATATTAAGGGGTTCATGATGAGTGATTTTGAGGTGAAAATACAAGCAAAAGACGGAGAAGCAATAGCGTGCGCTCCCTACCATCTTAGTGAAGTATTAAGTGATATATACATTAACTGTTATGCGTTACACATTACTGGCCTAGGCGAAGTAGCTCGTGTAGAAATAACATTTAAAGATGCTAGTGCATTCTCGAAACTTACTATCGAACGTGTCGGGTATCTGGCTGCCATTACAGTATTTTCGCGTGATAATAAAGTATTTAATGGTCAGATAGGTAAGCCAGATTATGAGCTTATTTTGAGTGCGGCGACTAGCTTTATTTCGATTAAGGAAGAGGCAAATGAGTGATTTTATAAAGGTTAATTTTAAGAATGGGCATTCAAGCGTAATACATAGAAGCCAGTTTGAGCTGGTTTTATGCCCAGAAAATATATACTGCTTTACTGAGATTCAAACTTTATTTAGCCATTGCGGGGCTTTAACTTATCCTGACGACAAGATCGCTTATCTTGAAGGGTTTAAGGATAAGTGTAAAATAACCCGCGAAGAATACAACAGGCTTTGCAAAGAATTGGGGGTTGAGCGATGATACTGGATATTAAAGAAGTTTGTGATGCATTCCAAAAAGACCTTGATAATCTTGAAAGAAAATGCACTGTATGTAGATCCGTCCTTACAGGAAATACTTTTATTTTAGATTTTAACCCGTTTAGTCTTGATAAAGGGTTGATTTGTAATAAATGCCAAGAAGCTGAAAGCGAAATGTTACAACAAATAATAGGGCCAATGACTTGGGAGGACATCTTTACTCCAATGTATGACAGAAAAATGCAAATCGAAGAGGCCAGGAGAGAGGTTAGGGCTAAACTTCTTAAGATAAAACAATCAGGGGCTTAGCTATGAACCCAACCGCACTATTTAACGCCGCTATAGCTATAACGGAACTAGCAAATAACATACTAAGGCTAGTCAATTCTGGGGCTGATGATGCCACAATACAGCAGCATTTTAGCTCTATTAGCGATTTGTGTGCAGCAGCAAAACCAGAGATTCAGGGGTATAGTGAGCATGAGTGATACAGCACCGTTATTTGATTTCAATACCCTTATCGATTTAAAAGAATATGCAAAACGAACCGATGAGTTTTTAGATTCTTTATGGCTTAGGGACATTATATCGTTATTTGAAGATAGGTTCACAGATTTTGAATTTATCGGGAAACTATGGTCTTCTATGGCAAATACAAGTTGGTATCATTCATGCGATAGTGAATTAGAATTGAGCTGGACTTTTAGAGAAGCTGGGGCAATATGCGCTGTCTTGCATGGGCTTAGCTATTCTGATTATCCTATATACTTGGATTTCTATCATACAAATGGGGCGGGCAACGTTAACCAAGAGATAGGCGTAAAAATGAAGGCGCTGGGGTGGTTGGCTGTTGCGGAGGAGGAGAAAGGCCCTTATTTAATAATACCTCAAAATTTTGGTAAAGAGGTATAGTGAGCATGGCTAGATTTATGGTTGTAGTGACTTGGATGGTATTTGTTATTGCGTTGTTGGCCGTATCATACCACGTTGCATTTGGCGCACAACACCGCAGCACATCCGCTAAAAACGCATTTAAACGTGAGCATCCGTGCCCATCGAATGGAAATACCAAGGGCGCATGTCCTGGGTACGTGATTGACCACATTGTGCCATTAGCGTGTGGCGGCCCTGATAATCCAATCAATATGCAGTGGCAGACTATAAGTGACGGTAAGATTAAAGATAGATTCGAGCTGGGGATGTGCGGTAAGTAGCGGATTACATAATTAATAGTGGTGATTACAGTAATAATCACCATTAAGTAATAGTGTAATTTTAGCTCATAAAATATGAATCTCTAGCTTTATTTCTTCCTCACAAAAAACGGGTTAGCTTTTCCCATTTCGATAAAGCATTTTTTGACGCGTTGGCTTTATTCTCTTTTTCACGTTTATAACATACAGGGCAATTATCAATTATTGGTGAATAAATCCGCCCTAAAACTGTCGCCGCAACTTCATATCTATTATATTTATACTCAAGACCGCATTCCCCGCAACTTACATATGTCAGGCGATTATCAATCTGGTCTGCTGGCGAACATCCGTAACATAATTCTTGACCACCTTTTCTGGACCAGATTTTATTGTCACACTTGAGGCATTTTACAGCATGTTTATTATTTAAAATTGTTCTCACTTCTCACTCCCCCACAACAACTTTAAAATCCTCTTCACTCCCCTATTCCGCACATACGGCATAGGAGGCGCGTTCTTAGTCTCATCTTGAATTGTAGCCGTGAAGATTGTCTTTGGTGTAATCTTGCTTAGGCTAACCTTTCCAGTATTTTGGTTTAGAATTAAGCGTATTTTTGGTAGTTTAAATTTCATTTATTTCTCCTGAAAGCTGACTAGATATTCAAGTTTTTGTTGTATTTTCCCGCCAATATTTTCTCTTGCATCCTTCCAAGGTTTTACCTCAGGGTCATGTGGCGCACAACCATTTGCTTTCATGGCCGCATAAAGCTCGGCATTTCTGTTTCCATATGCGTATATCATAGACATTAATTCATGAACCGTCACCTTCTCGCGCGGCTCATCTACCATATTGCTGACGTCGGGAATATGGTCATGTTTTGGTTTAACAATACAATTCTCCTGGATGCACTCGTTCATCTTATCTATAATATTTTCATCTTTCCACGGCGATTTTGATTCTTTTTGCTTTTCCTCAGGAAAGCAGAAGGGGCAGTCTTCATCACCGCAATTACAGTCATACTTACTATCTTGTAAATTGTCTATCACTTCTTCGCCATCTTCTACTGTCATTATTGCAATATTGTATCGCTTCGCAAAACAAAGCATCTTCTTCTCAAGCCAGTCTTCGTTTACTTCGTCAGCTATGATTGGCATTTTAATTTCCTCCCATGGTTCGCCGCCTTCTTCAAGCTCTGCGGGTTCGTCTTGGTCGTGGGTGCGTGATATCAATATTTTTACTCCCCGAACCCTTTCTAGTGGTGTTCCGCGTTCGTCAATTAACAAATTACCAGACTCTAACAGAGCATCTAATTTTTTGTACCCAGATTCAGTCATTGGAATTTTACGCAATTCAACGGGAGGCGCATATAAAGTAACTTTTACAAAGTCATCGGGAATATTGTGTTTCCAACCGCATACAATCATTTCCCCTGATATGACTCTACCAGGATACTCCTCATAAACTACCCCGTCTTTTTCGACGATCCAGTCGTCTTTGTCAAAGTCATACTCTGTTAGCCGGATATTTAGGGAATGCTCATCAAATCCCCCGCCGTTGTCAGACATGAGTAAGAAAATTGTCCCATCTATCGATTCAAACTTATACCGATAGCCAGGTTCTCCCGCTCTATAAGCCTCACCCCCATCCAAAATCATGTCAATTGCTTCGTTGTATTTCATTTTTCTCTTTCCTCTATAATCCAATCGGCTTCCTTCAAATCATCTTCAAAAATCCTTAAAGGTGTATAGGACTCTAGATCATAAGGAGTTGTCACATAAAGCATTTTATGGACTGGATGTATAAAATATTTTCTATCATCTCTTGCATATCTATACATAACATCGCCAACTCTTAATTTTGCAAGCGCTTTTGATAATGACATCATCATTTCTGCTCCTTGTATTGTTTGATGGCTTCTATAAGCGTATTCTGACTTTCGATCATCTCTTCGTATGAAGTATGGAAGCCATGACGTAACTCTTCATCTGGACGCTCAGCTAGTTTAACCCCAAAGCATTCGTGGTCGCGTGCTTTACGCACCACCTCCGCAATTAAACTCGTTATCTCTTCAATTGTCATTCTTTACCCCCCAGTTGTTTCTGTTTTGGAAAGTGCTGCCTTAATAAAGCTCTCCCTAGCGTTTTTAAGCCCTTCTTTAACGCTATCGGCAATAACATCACTAATATCAGGCTGAGCGTCGAACCATTCTTCAAAATATTTCAGGGTTAACAATTCAGAATCTAGGCATCCTTTATAAAATGTCTTACCTTCGCACCCTAATATTTTGGTGATATCATCTAAGCTAATCAATACTTTCTTCATTTTGTATCACCTCATTCCCAAGAAACCAAAGCTCTAAATTATTTTCTGCTGTTGTTAGGTTGTGTCGAATATAATCATCCTTATAACCATTGCAAAGAGCATTTAACTCATCCAAACTAATCAATACTTTCTTTTTCATTTCTCTTTCTCTCCCCTTATCTATATTAATAACCATATTTCCGGCTTCGTCTATGGTTGCGCTAATATGATCAGGCCATTCTGGCGTTGTTCTTTGCATATTTTAACTCCTATGTTATACTATCTTTGCTGGCCCAGTTATGTTGTCTCTACTGAATCGCGATAAGTTTAGAGCCTCATTCGTCTTGATTGATCACCAAGATTTTGGGCTCGCACCGAACAATAAGGGTGATTATGCCTATAACTACCCTTATCGTCTTTTTTCTATGATCCAATCATTTCTAATAATATCATTTTTCTGAAAAGAAGCCTTTCTTTCTTCTCCATATACCGCCCCTTCCTCATCCCGCAAACGGGTGAGCAGCTCTTTTGTTAACGGGTGCAGATAGTAAACTGGGCCTGTATATCCAATTCCGTTAATTTTTTCTCTTTTTTGCAGCAGGATGTCACCTGCCCTTAATTTGTTTAAAGCCAATGAGAGCGTCATTATAGCTTGAGTTTTATCCGACAAATAATCTATATATTCTAAATACCGATCTAATATTTCTTTATCTTTAATATGATTAGCTGAAAGCGCAACAAGCCATATACCGCTAACTGTTGAATATAAATCTTCAAATTGCCATGATCGTGTAATAGGGTGGCTAACTCGTGATTGAGCCTCTACCATGGCCCACCTATAATGATCCGATAACTTAATCATATTCCCACCTCATATATACAAAACCCCACTTTACTATACACGTCTTTAACCTCATGTATACGAAAACGCACTTTCGTATACATGTTCATGTCTATAATCACCCTCTAGACTCCACATAGTTCTTTTCTATCTTAGCTGCTATCTTGCCATGTTTAGATAGCATATACATTAAATTGGCTATATCATCATCTCTAAGAAATAGATTTATAATTTTATACAAAACTTTATTTTCTTCTTCTAGCTCACTCATCTATAATCCTCCCTATGTTAATGACTTAACACCTTCTTCATAAATCTCATCATACGGCCCATGCTCAATCTTAACGTATAGCGATGTACGGCGGTTCCATCTTTTAATTGCCTCTTTTTCATTTTCTGATGCTATATCACATGACTTGCAATATACGGTCCACACCACCCTATCATATTCATTAGTTATAGATTGTTGTATGGCTATACTATCAATGCCCCCACAATGTGGACACGGTTTAAGCTCTTCTGTCATTCTTTAACCTCCGGCAGCTCTGGAATTGGCATCCAGTGGGTTACTGAAACATGAAACCACCCATTTGACCATCCTTTCTCATATAAATAACCCTTATCACCGTGCATGGCGTGTGAGTAACCAAGCTTCTTTTCTTGCAGAATAAAAACGGGCTCATAAAATTTAGGCAAATCATCCTCCACGCTCACCCATTGCGGGGCTGGTGGTTGCTCATCGAACCATTCCCCTATATCTTTACAAATTGATTTCACGGTATCATTTACGCCCGCTTCTACATAGTCATAATCTGCGCAATAATGCGGAGAGCCGGTGAAATCTTTATCTAGTATTTTGTTTACATCACCTAAACTAATCAATACTTTTTTAGTCATTCTTCATCTCCAAAACTTCGGCTGACTCTAATATATTTTTCACTACTATATCTTTTCCTAGGCACATTAGCCGGATGGCCCACCCGTTGTATTGACTTTGTGGGTTTGATTCAAGGTATCTGTCAAACGTTATGGTATTATTCATTTAGACACCAAAATATCATGGTTTTCGAAGCGGTTTCCGATTATTTTAAAATTAGCTTTTCCATCCACATAATATTCATCACAGCATAGCTCTTTTAAATGACACATATCGTGACTACGCATACCGCCGCAATTAGTCTCTAAACTTCCAACAAACGCCCCATCTATAAATTTGACCTCAAATATTGGGCATTTATTTGGCTCTTCTTTGCTATATTGAACATAGTCCCCCTCAAATATCTCTTTTCCATCGCAGTCAAGCAAGCCGGTGAATTGAATCAAAATAGGTGGCTCTTTCTCCCAGGCCGGTAAATCTGAATGTATGTCATATCGGTGGTACTCATTAGCAAAAAGCTGCAAAGCATATAATCCCCCTTCATCAAAAAACATTCTTTCTACTTTAAAAATTTTTTTGTTCAGCCAAGGAACAAATGCCCTAAACTTAAACCTTGAATTATCCATTGTTAAATCCTTACTAAACCAAATAAAAATAATAACCAACCAAACGCATCGTCAAATAAAACCTATCGTACAAAGACAAACCATTGCAATGTTTTGTAACTAATTTATAGGACGAAAAATATGCTGACATTCTGTTCTTTGCAACAATATCGTCGATTACTTTAAAATCAACGTTATATAGCATAATTTCAAAAAATGTTCTTAAATTTGTTTTTACTCGCCTTATTCTAAGACTGTAATCATTGTACGTTGACATTCTCTGAGCACTCCTTGTATTTATCAATAACCATTTTTCTAGCCTCTAGGTGCTGCTCCATCCTTTTCTTTATCTCGTCGAGACTAGAAGCGGAACCTAGCCACAACGCCTTAGAAGACAGTTCGTCCACAAGAGAAACAAAGCCCCCACACACCCCATCGTTCACACTATCAATCAAGTACCTCTTATACTTGTCTTGTACCCCTAAGTCAGACATGATATCCAACCTATTTTTCAATTCTTCCTTAGATATTATCATTATTAATGTACCCCCTTCTTTCAATCCTTTGTCTAACTAAGTGCTCTCTAGCTTGCTCTAAACTTATATCTAGTTTGATAGCGCAAGCAACCTCTTCACGATAAATTTTGTAGGACTCAGGAAAAGCAAGCCCTAACTTAACCATTTTGCCATGTGAATGGTCTACGTATATATCCAACACTTTTATTTCAAGTCCAGAATTAATTCCGTCATCCATAAAAATAGAAGAGCCTTTTGTTCTCTGAATAACTAGCATCGCACACCACCTTTGTTTAATATTCTATGGAACCATAGCTTGCTTAAGATTTTTTCTGATTTTTCATCTCCGTGTTGCACAGCTAGTTTTAGCTTATCGACGGCGATGTTTAAATGATGCATAGCGTCTATTCGGTCTTTATCTTCCTTTGTAGCCATGCTTCCCTTAAAACCTTTTGTTCCGCAAAGACATTGAATATGTCTTGAATTTTGTAAGCTTATTATATCATTAACACTAATCATTTTGTAACTCCTTTTTGTAAAAATTAACTATTAACTGCGTTATCAATTTTAGTATTGACAACATCATCTAAAAAAACAACTTCCTCTCCGCCGTAATCGATAGCGCCGCGTTTAATGCTAATCGGCGTTTTAAGCTGTAGAATCTCGTGTACTTTCACAGCTATTTCGTTTGGAACAACAAAATCATCTTGCTTAGCCATTGCGCTATGACACAATTGATACCATTCTTGAGTTACTATGCTCAAAACTGCGGAATCGTTTCTTTGGCTAGCGCCTTTTGCTTTAGCGTATAAAGCCAATGCGGCATCCCTAAATGATGCTGGCTCACCCGTAATTTTAACAGGCTCTTGCTGCTCTTCTTTTACATTTTCTATTGGCTTACTTTTTGCTTCCACCAACGGTTTAACGGTATAGCTAATTGTCGCTTTCTTTGTTGCTCGCAAAGAAATTGCACGCTCAGATGATAGCCCGCTCATGTGACTGATTCTTATTCCGCCAACCGCAACGCCAGCCCACATTACTTTTTCATCGTTATAAAGCGTTAATCTTTTACCGATAAAATCCTTGCTGTCGTACGAATCCCATACAACCATCATGACACGCAGCATAGACTTGCAGGGCTTCCACGGCAGTTTGCATCCCTCGAAAAACACGGACACTCTTTGCTCGCCATCTTTTTTTACCACAACATCTTTTATAGTATAAGTTTTCGGCTCAACCAGAAAGTCGCACGCATTAAGCTGGTCAGATTTCGGGGCCGCTGCTTCTAATAAACTTGACATTATAAATACTCCTTAAATTAACAACTTAACATTTCTAAATTTGCCATCTCCCAGGACGGCGCATCAAGACAAAACGGTTCACTGCCGTATGAGGGCCAATGATTATCAGCAAGACATTTAATCCATTGGTGCTTAGCAAGCATAAGTTTTTTCCTGCCGCACTCTATGACAGATTCAGATGCTTCAACTAAAGAGCAACAATAAGGCTCTTCTTTTTCTTGCAAAATCCAGTAATATGTGCAGTAATCTTTAAAGCCCGTCAGCTTATTAAGCTCTATATACATAGCTGCTTGTATGTCATAACCATATTTAAAAACGGTATAATTAATAAATTCATCCGGGTGGGCGTTAAGAACGGTTTTGTAATCAAATATTGCCGCCCTGTCTTGCGAGATACAATCTAATCTCCCGCGTAACCAACAATCATTGTGGGCAATCAAAGAAGCCTCTTTCTGGCCACGAAAAAAATCAGAACCTATTTTTGTGCTGCCAATAAATTGTCGCGCCATAGACGCCATATTTTGAACTTTGTCATACTGTTTAAATAGCATCGGTATCTTGCCTGCCGCTTGCAGAGCTTCTTTTTGTTCTCGCGCATCTTGAGTTCGCCAGTCTTCAGCCATCACTTGTTCTATCAAGTCTTTTTCTGGCTCTAATACTGCAGCGTGCATTGCGCGACCGAAATCAAAGTAATCTCTATTTTTTGGGATAGCGTTTTTATTTAATCGAGGGTGAGCAAACCACGCTTGTTTAGCAGTTCTTTTGCTGAAAATGGTAGCTATAGATGCCGACAAACTCGGCTCAGGGCACGGGTCAGCATGATATTGTTCTGCTGGCATATCGTATATGCCAGGTTTGATTATGTCGTCCATGATTATTCTCCAACTGCCTTCGACAGAGAAAACCGAATACTCTCTTCTGCCCTTGCGTCTATCCTTGAGCTAAAAATATCTTCTTTCTTCTTTGCTACATAGTTTTCCAGCTCTTCTTTTACGTGCTCTATGTTTGCTAGCAGGTTATCAAGCCTATAATCTAAGATCCGCTCTAAACTACTATAACCGTCCTCATTATCCATCATGCAATCAAATATATTCAATAGCGCCTTAGCCTCATCCCTGCCAATCGTGCAAATAGTCTTAAATGTTTGTTCTGACTGTAATTTAATACCCATTTCCTTACTCCTAATTATAAAAACAAAAAATGTTTAATCCAATATCGATTGCTAAAACTGCTGCTGCCGAGATTAAACACACCATTGTTATCTTGTACATTTTACGTACCGTTATGATATTCATGCTATCGCCCTACCCTGCACGTTTTGTAAGATTCTAACCATTTGGTCGAGTTCCTTGAGAACTTTGTGCTACCAATCGGTTTGCTTGTTATTTCCATTTGTTTTGCTCCTTATTAACGTTGCTTTAGTATATTAATTATAGTGCAACGACATAAAAATGTCAATAGATTTAATAAAAATATTTCACTTTTTTTGCAAAATAATGTTGATCAATTGGTTTTTTGTGTTAATATGTAGTCATTATATTGATGTTGGAAGGTTTTTAAATGAGTAATGCGAAATATCTGCAAGAGGCATACGTAGACGGGCTAAATAAGAAGCAAATTGAGGCCATGCTTGTTTACAATCTTAAAGAAGTGTCAAATAGAATCGGTGTGTCGTATTATTTGCTAAGAAAAGCTGCAAAGGGCGATAAGATACCACGCTCTGTATATAGTGATATAGTGGCATTCTTGGAGCGTGGGAAATAAACTAAAGGGGCATTAAAATGGATAATGTGCGAAAAAATAAATCGATTGTTGATGTATTTAGAGAGACTAAAGCTGAGTTTGATGAGCTCCCGAAGTTCGGCAAAATTTTTATAACTGTTTGCATTGTCTTTATCATAGCCATTTTCCTGTTTAGTAATGATGGCGGCCCATCAGAAGCCGACCGCATGAGAAACCGAATAGCGTCATTACAAGAAGATATAAGCGAGCAAATGAAGCTGGTTAGTTATGCGCAATATTCAGCCCAAAAATCAGCGGCTCAAGCAAGACGCTCTCTTGCTAACGGTATATCAAACCCGATGGGGGCGTCAGAGGATGAAAGAAAAAATTATCAAGAAGGCATTGACAATCTACAGGAACAAGGCGATATTTCGGACGATACTTTTGCACAAATAGAAGCCGAGAAAGCAGAAATACAAAAAATACAGCAGAATTTAGCTGCTGGCGTATATAAAGAAAAATAATATTTTCTTGGATTAACCATGATATTGACTGTAAGTCAAAGAAGGCGTAAAAGGGTAAGGGTTGGGAAGAAAATAATCCCAAATGAAAATGCGGCCTGAAAAGTAATATTTATTTACAAATCAGACCGCACTATCGAACATTAAGTTCATCTCCGCAGGTGAACAAAATGCTAACAAACCAACACAAAGTTATGTTAGCACAGCAAAATACGGAATGCAACAAAGTGCTTCAATTGTTTGCAACACCTGCGGGGAAAACTGGTGTTTGATGGTTAGGTATTAACCATTAATTTAAATGGAGCTTATATGCAATCGTATTCCGCTGTGCTGTGCGCGAATTTTAACGGCCTGAAAGAAACCAACCGGTTAACTTCAGATTCTTTTGCTACCCGGGTTTTTAGCTATCTGCGTTTTAGAGCGCAGACAACTGGCAATACACTCATCACTACTTACGAAACTCTTGAGCAGTTTTTCAGCTGTGGAAAATCAATTTTAAGAAAAGTGCTGGAAAAGTTAGAGTGTTTAGGGGTGATAACTATTACAATCACAGCTAATCAAAAAGGGTACAAAAGAACGTCTATAAAAGTACTATCTAACGAATCCCCATTCTTTGATTACGAAAAAATTGCTCTATTAAGAAACTATACCGGAAATGACGAATTAAGTCTTTTGTATAGCTTTGTCGCGTATAAAATCGGTGCTTACGACAAATTAAATCAGCCGACATGGGTAAAAGAATTTGACGATAAGATTTGGTGGCAGTTGGATGTGGAGCGGATAGCAAGTCAATTCAACACATCCGAACGAACCGCCTTTAGAAATCTGCATAAACTTTTAGATTTAGGATTGCTTATTAAACGTAGGGTGGGGCTAAAAACTTACTACGCAATAAACGACGAAATGTACAAAGCAATAGCAGATGAACATCAAGAACACTTGCGCAATAAACGACCGTGTTCCGATTTTGTCAGTGAGTTTACTGACACGCCCGAACTTTCCTCTATAAATAATACTTCTACAGATGAGAGAGATATATATATAAATAATAATACTAGGGATAGTGATATTAATTTGAACAATCTTGATTCAATCGGGAAAGACTTAAACAAACGCCAAATCGCATACTTGCTAGCCGCAATCAAAACCACTGCAAAAAAAATCAAGTTCAACGTTTCAGAAATTTTCGGCTGGATTAAATTTTCAATTCTCAATCCGTGCCAGCGCCAAGGCACAACAAACTTCAAACACGCGGTCAATCGGTTTATTAAACTTTTACGGGAGAGGAAGTTAACAATGCCATTTGGTTATAATAAATACACGGAAGATGGAAGGCAATACTGGTCGGACGTTTTAGAAAGAGAGCAAAAAAAACAATGGGCAGTAAGTGACGACACAACAACATCGGCCGCGCTTGCAGAAAGAGCGGCCGCGGAAAATGCCGAAAACGAAACATGGCGCGACATACTCGAAGTCGATGTTGAGCAAATCGATCGGCCGATTGAACAAGAAAGTGAAAGGGTGGTTTTAGGTGAGGTGAGCAATAAAGAAACAGCCGCAAAAGAAGGCGCAGAAGAACGAGATAAACGACTGCTGAACGAAAAGGCAGAACGATTTGCAAAGGCACTAGCTACAAAGTCAAAAGACGAATTGGCTAATGCAAGAATTTTAGAGGGGCTACAATTCGAACTTGAAAGATGCATAAGACAAGGCGCGGATGTAGATGCAATACATGACATTTTGGCTAATGCGTAGGGGGTAATCATGTACGAAAAAGAAGAAGACGATTTCAGCGACTATAACGGCAACGTGGGGTTTCAGTTCAGAATGGCAAAGGAAGTTTTTAAAAACAGCCCAACGCTCATGACTAATATCCCGCAAAAAGCAGAGCAGCCCGCGCGAACAGACTCCATGCAGTATAATGCCGTCAACAGGATGGTCGCGCAGGGGGCTAGGCAGTTTGAAGGGCATGAAGATGTTATTAAGAAATTTTTAGGGGGTTAGATTGGAAACAGATTTTGATGAACTATGTAAAGGCAATTATAGACTAGAGCGCATTAATAGATTGCTGCATGAGTTACAATATGAAGTTACACGCGGGATAATAGAGCGAGATGTAGAAGCGTTAACATTTCAATTTTTTGTGCCAATGAATTTTCATAATCAATATAAAACAGCAAGGTGCTCGTTTGAAATTACAGCTCATACGGGTTTTGGTGGATATGAAAAGCATACAGGATTAAAGGTGGTTAAATGAAAAGCGAATACACATTAGATGACGTTTATGTCAATGTTAATGGATATCAAGGCGCGCCAATTTCTGATGACTATAGCGTTACGCTGCAATTAAACGAACAAGGGTGCGAACAACGCATAAAGCAAATGTTTGCTTTTACTGAATTCTCTGGCGACGAAAGCGTGAGGCAAGCATTCAAAGCATATGTAATGAATATGAGCGAATGGCCCGATTGCGCAATAGATGAGGGTTGCGTAGAAAGATTTATGCTGAAATTTATTGACAAATGCTACGATTACGTGCAGCAAAAGAATTTTAGCGTGAAAATATTTTGGAACGGCAGGCTATTTGACTACTCAAACGGGATGGCTGTAAGGCTGAACGACTTTACTGTGCAGTTAAAATATAAAAGGTGAAAAAATGAAAACTGAAGACATCACCTATCAAGAGCTGATTGAAATTTTACTTACAATCGGGTTGCAGAAATGGGAGTTACGAAATTGAAAACTGAAGACATACTAAACGAACGAGAACAGACGCATGGGGATTTTGAGGATGTAGCTTTCGTGCACGATGGAATGATGGATTGTATCAATCATTCTTCTAATATTCTTTCCTGTGCGAAAAGATTAGCTATTAGCAATATATGCCTAAAACTAGCCAGAATAGCTTGCGGCGACCCTAACTTTGCCGACCACTGGGACGACATAGCAGGGTATGCGATGCTGGGGAAGGGGAAGGATGCAGTGATTCGACAAGAAGATATGCCGAGTAGCGCTAAAGCTGGGCAAAGATTTATACTTGAAAATGGAAAGCTTACGCCTATAGATGGTTGGGGCTATTGCGAAAAATGCGATGGGAGCACTCAGCATGAAGATGGTTTTTGCCTGAGGGAATCATGTTGGGAGGAAGAGGTACCCGCAAGCACAAGTTCCAAAATGGAACATGTGAGCGAGAAAAAAGGGGGTTGCATTAATAATGAGCCAGACTATAGCATCCGCCATATGTTTTCTTGCCAACGTAAATTTGCAGGATGTGATTGCGTGAGCTTTTGCAAAGTCAAAGCTGGTTACAAAACGTCACCAACTGAGTTATAATTGAACTTTAAAATAGGAGTTATTCATGAATTTACTAGCTTACGCACAAACCTTTTCGCAAGACCTCAAGACCGGAGCAATCTATCAGAAGCCACTAAACCCGCAAGAACAGATTTTTCACCGTGCCATGGGCTGCTTGCTAGATAAAGCAATCGCGGGCCCAGCAGGCTTAAATCTCGCTGGCGATATACTGTCAGAGCTTTTAATGTCCAAGCAAGAAACGGCTGAGTTACAAAAAAAGGTTGAAGAGCTGCAAAAGCCAGTGGAGCAGCCAGTTGTAGAAGAGGCCCCAAAAGAGACCGAAAAGGCAGCTCCAAAAGCAAAAAAGACTAAATAAAGATTTACCTTTCGCAACCCGTCTTTAAACATCTTCGGGACGGGTCTTGTATCATGCGCTGATACGCGGCTGTACGAGATCGTCGTACAGCTGAATTTTAAACCTTCCTCACATCTTCATAGCCTTCACTTAGCTTTGTCTGTAGCTCTTTCATCTCATCGTCCACGCGCGCCTGCAACAAGTAAAACGGGTCAAGTGACAGCGCTATAGCTATTCGTGCGCACGCATCGACAGACACCTTTAAGTTGTCGTTCATGATTTTAGTCACGATGCTGTCAGATAGTCCGGCAGACCGAGCTAAACCTTGGCGAGATAGCTTATGCTTTGCTAGCTCTTGTTCTAGTATTTTTGATAGCTTGCTCATTTGTCATCCCCAAAAGGCTTTATTTTTCTGTACATAGGGCCGTCAAGCGACACCGCGTTTTTTACGTCAGAGCGATACTGCAATGACAGCCAATACGCTGACGGCTCTATAATCGGGCTCTCTTCTGTGACGCGCTCAATCGGGAAAACCTTACCGAGCTTTATCGCTAAATCCACGCTTAGACGCTTAGTGCCGTTTATAACTTGACTCCAATACCCCGCGTGCGTATCTGTCCTGACACCTAACTCAGCTATAGATTTTCCGGCATCTTTTAAAAGAGCCTTTATTTTGTCGCCTACTAAATTATGCATTATTCACCTCTTATTGCTAAAGTACATAAACGCTATCAAAGCGCCCAATGAAACTAACATGCCTACACATGCCACGATATCGCCTGAGTTCATTTCTCAAACCTCCTTATTGATTGTTAATTAAAACCCCTGTGGTCTATCTTCATCATTTCCCAAATCAAGCCATGCGTAATAACTGTCATGACCATTAGCGCTTTTCTCTATTGCATCATGAACTTCGTTTGCTTCTTGTTCCGTGATGTGCATATCAAGACCATTAGATGCGTATGCAATAAGATGTGAAATTCTGTCTTGTTTAGTGCGTAATTCTTCGCAATAGAAGTCGTCACGAGCACCTGTTTCTCCGTTTGCGTCATAACCCGTTATTGCTTCGTATAATGCCTGTTTATTAGTCTTCATTTCCTAATCCATCCTTATTTGTTAGCGCAAGTCACTATCGACTTACAAGAACAGTATACCGTAACGGTATAGATTTGTCAAGGGGTTTCTGCAAAATAATTGAAGAAAGTTAATAGTTTATTCTGTCTCTGCTCAATATTTGCGTTTTTATTTAAACAAGTTTAAAATATTAAACAATAATCACATGGAGTTGTTATATGAGTGAATATGAAGGCCAAACATTGGCCAAAAAGAAACTTACTGAAATGCAGGAAAAGTTTTGTGTAAGCGTAGCCAGCGGTAAGTCTCTGACAGAGTCTTACATCGCATCTTATCCTAAAGCCGCCAACTGGAAAAGAGAAGTCGCCCAAAATAAAGGGCACGACTTATCTAAAAAAGAGCATATTGCAGAACGAATTAATGAAGTAAAGCAAGCGTTAAAAGAAAAAGTCGAAGCCGGTTTTATTTGGACTCAACAAGACTCGGTGAAGGGGCTGGCCGAAATAGCTAAATATGAAGAAAGGGCATCGGACAGAATATCGGCTATTAAAGAACTGAACTCGCTCTTGGGCCTGAGCGCACCTAAAAAAATCGATCACGGAAGCAGCGACGGCTCTATGTCACCGCAGCCCACTATAGACATGAGCAAGCTATCAGATAGCGCGCTTGAGGAAATAATGAACGCAAAAATAACAAAATGATATATAACGCGGATTATTTAGCGGCGCAAAGAGAATATTGCTCAAGAAGTTTGCTAAATTACACTAAAAAAGCTTGGCACGTTTTAGAGCCTGGGATGGAGTTAAAGCTGGGCTGGGCTATTGAGTGCATATTTGCTCATCTTGAAGCCGTTACCGCTGGAGAAATTAAAGACCTACTGCTTACCGTGCCTTTCGGTTTAATGAAAAGTTTAGCCTCATGCGTTCTTTGGCCATCTTTTGAGTGGGGGCCAAAGAATATGCCGACAAATCGCATATTAAGCGCTAGTCACGACCAAAAACTTGCAATAAGAGATAACCTGAGAATGAGAAGACTAATTGAATCAGAGTGGTATCAACAACTCTGGCCAATTAAACTTACCAGCGACCAGAACGAAAAAATGAACTTTGAAAACGAGCACACGGGATGGCGTTCTGCGTGCGCAGCAAAATCTATGACAGGTAGACGAGCTGATAGGGTAATATGGGATGACCCGCAAAATGCATTTGATGCTAGCAGCTCAGTAGAAATAGAAAATATCATTGATTTGTTCAGCGGAGTCCTGCCAACACGATTAAATGACCCAAAAAAATCGGTGAGCCTGATTATTATGCAGCGCGTTGATTATCGTGATGCGGCATCGTTAGCGATCGAATCCGGTTATTATCACGTTATGCTTCCAATGGAGTTTGATAAGAAACGCGCTTGTGTCAGCGTTATTTATCCAGACCCAAGAACAGAAGAAAAAGAACTCCTGTTTCCTGAGAGATTCGATCAAGAATCCGTTGATAACATGAAGAAAAAAATGGTATTGAAAAGAGGGATGACTTTTTGGGAGGCTCAAGCAAATCAAAATCCGTCGCCAGATGGCGGTAATATCATTAAAACGGAATATTGGCGGCATTACGAAAAAATACCTAAAGGCGAGATACTGTACCGCCGCATGTATTGTGACACAGCGCTAAAAACAGAAGAGAAACACGACTATTCCGTTTTTGCGGTATGGGGTAAGCATAAAAACGGTAATGTTTATCTTTTAGACTTATTGCGCGGGAAATGGGAGGCACCAGAGTTAGAGAAAAGGCTAATAGATTTCTGGAATGACCAAAGAGCATGGGATATCCCTTGGTACGGACAAATAAATCAAGTTATGGTCGAGGATAAAGCGAGCGGAATAGGTTTAATCCAGGGGATAAAGAAGCGCGGGGGCATCCCTATAATAGGGTTTGACCCAGGCGATAAAGATAAATACACCCGCTTAAAAGGGGTTCTCGGCTACTTACAAAGCGGAATGGCATATCTACCGAAAGAAGCTGCTTGGTTATCTGCCTTTGTTTTAGAGCACGACCTTTTTACAGGTGACAAGAAAAAGAAAGAGCGTGATGACCAAGTTGATACCACAATTATGATGCTCATGGATTTATGCGACGAAGTTAATTTAAACTGGGTCGCAAACCTCTAACGCGCCACGAGTTACTATATATAGTATACGCCAAAACAACACACAATATTTTACACGCCTCTGCTATGTTGTCGTTTGCGCAGCATAGAGAGGCCGTATCTTGAGCAGAAAAAACACACGTAAAAATTACATAGCGGATAAAAGCGCAAAGCGTGTAACTGCTGACGCCTGGAATAATCCAGCGCTTAAAATTGGTATGGGCAGCGGAAACCCAACAGACAAACAAGTCTACCGAACTACATTTTTATCAAATAACTACACAGAATTGCGCAGCATGTACCGCTGCAATTGGATATGCCGCAAAGTAGTTGATTTAGCCGCGACTGATATGCTGAGAAGTGGATTTGAAATCAAGGGCGAAATAGAACCAAAAAAAATAAAACAAATCACTAAAGAATGGAAACGGCTAAATATAAACGCAAAGCTCTTTGATGCTTTGAGCGATGGTAGACTATTTGGCGGCTCTATTGCTTTTATGGTTATTAGCGGACAAGACCCGACCACGCCATTAAGACCAAATACGATTAAAAAAGGCGACTTTCTCGGCTTAAGAACTTTTGATAGGTGGCAGTGCATACCCTCTGTCGAAATAGATAATGTTACCGACCAACCACTGTATTACATGCTAGTCCCGATCTCGGGCGATTACGGCTCTACGATGAAGGCCCTAAATTACGAAGAAATGCGAGCAACAGGAAACGGGAGCGTTTTAGTCCATCATTCACGAATTATAAAATTTGGTGGCGATAGACTGCCGTACATTGACTGGCTTAATAACTTGCGATGGAAGGCGTCTATTTTAGAGTCTGGCGAAGACCGGATTAATTTCTACAATACGGCAACCGCGGCGGTCTCGTCGATGATTACAAAAGCCGGATTTAGGACGATTAAAATAAATGGCCTCAGAGATTTGCTGGCTAATCGCGGCAATACTGACGTTAACGCATCTTATGACCAGCTAGTTAAGCTTTTGGACTTTGTGTCTACAGCTCAAAGCTTAGAAGGTTCTACGGTAATTGACGCCGAAGACTCGATCGATGTAGCAGGGTACACGTTTGGAAATATTGACGAAGCCGTTAATGTCTTAAAAGAGCAGATAGCAGGGATGTACGGCTATCCAATTACTCGACTATTTGGCCAATCTGCTAAAGGGCTAAACGCCACCGGTGAACTTGATGAAAAAATGTATTTTGACCACATCTCTACCGAACAAGAACGAAATCTGCAACCGTGCTACCAAACGCTATTAGACGTTATCTACAGAAACGTTTTCTCGCAAGCTCCGCCAGAAGATTATGATTTTGAATTTAGCCCGCTATGGCAAATGAGCGATGAGCAAAAAGCAAATATTGCTAATACTAACGCGCAAACTATTACGGCTTATACAAACGCTGGAATATTTGAGAGAGACATAGCCCTAAAAGAAATTAAGCAATTATCTGACATTACCGGAGTTGGCAGCAATATTACCGATGAAGACATAACCGAGGCAGAAGCGGAAGAACCGCCTACGGGCGAGGATGTGCTAGACGATTATGAGGCCAACGTTAAGAACTCCAAAAAAGAAGAGTCGGGCTTAACAGGGGAAACAGAGGTAAATAGCAAGGGGAAAACCTCTAAAATTTCCGATTGGTTTAAATTAAGAAGGGCGGCTTAAATGGCGAAACAGACACCGTTATTTTCGGCCAGCCAAGCAGCTGAAAGGCGCTACACAGCACAGTTAAAAAAGATAGCTAAGCACTCGTCAGAATTAATTATGAAACATCTTGACGATGAGCACGGAGCAATAACAGATACGGACGAGATTTTACGAGTAGCTAAATATTACTCGGAAGCCATTACGCCGTTTGCTCGTAAAACAGCGTCACAAATGCTTTCTTCTGTCGCAAATGCAAGCGCACGAGCATGGGCGGCTAACTCTATAAAGATAGGTAATCTGGCTAAAGAGGCGGTTAAATCTGATGCTGTTGCGCCAACAATAACAGAACTTAGAGCTAGACAGGTTGAATTGATTAAGAGCATACCGACCGAGGCGGCTGAACGCGTGCACAGCCTAGCGCTTGAGCAGTCCATAGGTGGGCGAAGGGCAGAAGAGATACAGGAAGAAATTGCTCGCACGGGAGAAGTTACCACAAATCGCGCAAAGTTAATCGCAAGAACCGAGGTAGCAAGGTCTAACTCAGTCATCAACGCAACAAGAGCTAAAAGCATTGGAGCTACCCATTACGTTTGGGAAACGATGGAAGATGCAGCGGTTAGACCTTCGCACGAAGACATGGCGGGAAACATATATGCATATGATGACCCGCCGGAGGTTGATGGCGAGGGAAATCATGGCCCGGGAGATTTTCCGAATTGCCGCTGTTTTGCAAACCCCGTACTAGATAACGTTTAATTTAATTGGAACAGAATTATGACCACACCAACTTATGACCAGCAAGAACCGAGCGAAGGGAAGCTATTAAATGAAGATAACGAAATACTTGACTTGCAAGAGTTTATGGAAAGCGGCGCTATAATTGCGACCGCTGTTAGTTCCGCCACTCCGGTAACTCCCCTCGGCGAAGCTACTGTCCCGACTTACGAACAAATCACACCGCAAGCTAAAAAGTTCATCAACTCTTTAAACGAGGTTTATGACCTTTTAGCGTATCTACAAAGCGGTAATCTTAAAGTGCAGGTCATTGGCGGTGGTGGTGGCGCGCCAACCGATGCGACTTACATCACCGCAACAGATGAAACCGCATTGCTGCCAAATTCGCAGCCATTAGGCGATTTGGCTACTGGCTTTATGTCGGTTACTACGGCGACCGGAATCGTGAATAGCCGCGTATTAACACAAACAGCTAACCAAATTGATATAACAAATACCGATGGTTTAGCGGGTAATCCTACATTTTCGCTGGCTAGCGTACTGATAACCCCTGGTAGTTTGCAAGCTGGCACCACCTTTAACGTTGCGGGTACCGTAGCGATCGATGCGATTACGAATAGCTCAAGTTCAACATCTGCGACAGCTGTAATGACTGCATCTGCAGTACAAGCGGCTATTTCTGCCGGCATTGTTTCAGGTAAGAGCTTGCGGGGCGGCTGGGATGCTTCCGGTGGTTTATATCCGGCAACAGGCGGTAGCGGTGTTGCGGGTGCCGTTGCGGTTGGCGATTGGTGGTATATCACAGTTGCCGGCACGCTGGGAACAAATCCGGTTGAAATAGGCGATCACATTGTTGCGCTTGTAAATGCGCCAGGGCAGACGGATGCGAATTGGTTTGTAGTCATTTCAAAAGTAGACAGCGTTTTTGGACGTGTTGGTCCTGTGTTGGCCCAATCAGGAGATTATTCATTTTCTTTGATTAGCGGAACGGCTGCGGTATCGCAAGGTGGTACTGGCAATACCAGTGTAGGCTCTAATGGTACATTCGCTTATTCTGATGGTTCAAAATATGTTTTTAGCCCTATGGCAGTGCCATTAACTGCTGGTAGCGCCGGTAATTATTGGCGCTCAAACGGTACCGATATTGTTGCAAGCACGATACAAGTAGCAGATGTGCCAACATTAAATCAAAATACATCCGGGCAAGCTGGAAGCGTAGCCAATTCAATCACGTTTAATAATTCGGGTTCGGGCGATGCAAGCGGAGCATTATTTAATGGCTCTGCGGCGAAAACCATATCTTACAACACTATAGGGGCAGCTCCTTTACTTGCTTTTAACACCGTTTCTGCGTCAACTCAGGCTCTATCAGCAAATAATTCGTATTACATAACTTATAGTGGTGTTTGTGTGATGCCATTACCTGCAACCATTCAAGCCGGAGAATATATAGAGGTTATGGTTGATTCTTCCGGAGGGAAATTTCACATCACTCAAGCAGCTGGGCAAGAAATTAAATACGGAGCAAATTCCGGAGCTTCTGTTACTACGGGCTCAGCCGCGACGGGGTACTTAGAATCTAGATTCCCTAACACGAGTATTTTATTAAAGTGCGTCGTATCAAACACTACTTTCATGGTCGTTAATAACATTAATGACTGCATTGTTTCTACATAGAGGTTATATATAATGAGTATTATACAAAATCAAATCGGGTCTTCATTAGTAGGGGCTACTCTACAATTAGTAGACACCCAAACATTTACAGCGAATGGTACGTGGACAAAACCGGCGGGTGTTAATTATGTTGATGTTTTAATTATAGGTGGTGGCGGTGGTGGTGGTAGCGGCAGCTGCGGATTAACATCTACAAATAGATTGGGTGGTAATGGCGGTAATGGTGGGTCTTGTATTTATGTGCACAATATCCCTGTAGGAATACTTGGAGCAACGGAGGCGGTTGTAGTAGGTAGCGGAGGAGCGGGTGGTGCTGGCGTAGCGGTTACAGGCAATGGGAATTATGGCGCTTTTGGCAATCCCAGTTCATTTAACGAATGGCAGGCGATAGGCGGGGGAAGAGGGAAGGGCGGCGTTATTGGGTCGGTATCTGGAGGTAGCAATCTTGCGTTATCTAACTCATCAGGCTTTATAAACTATAATCAAGCCGCGTTAGATTTGAGCTATAGGGATGATACAAATTTAGCGGCGCTTACTGCATCTCAAGCTCTTGTCGCTCAAAACCAATCTGTTGGGGCATCATTAGCGACTAACGGAAGCGCTGGGTCTATTATCGTCCAAACCGGACAAACAATACCGACGGGCGGAACAGCTGGTGCCGGAATTAATACAGCTAATGGTGTTCTACCGAGTACAGCTTGGACTGCTGATGCCTATATTTGGGAGAATAAAACACCGCCTATTTATGTAAATGTACCAACCGTAAACGCGCCATTAGTATTTATAGATGGTAGCGCAACAATAGGAAATAACGGTGTAACATATTTTAACTATTATGGCGTTGGTGGGACTGGTGGTTATAGCGTTGTATCTGGCAATGGCTACAACGGCGGGAATGGCGGATTGTACGGCGGTGCTGGCGCAGGTGGTGGTGCTTGCTTGAATGGGTTTACATCTGGTTCCGGCGGTAACGGCGCAGCAGGGATTGTGGTTGTTTTTTCATATGCGTAGTTTATTTTTATTTTATAGGTGATATGTAATGCCAGTAATTTATCAAAATCAAATCGGATTCGATGGTAGCATCTCTTACAGGGATGGCGCAAACTTAGACGCGTTCGGTCGATTGCGCGTATCAACTCCGCACACTCTTTTTGATTCTCACAATGAATTTGGTTTAGATACTTATAATATTTGGGATGCAACGGCAAATGGAACGTTAATATCGCGCGGTTATAATTCATCAGTTTCTAGCGGTTCCAACTCAGTCGGGCCCGTTAATTCAGATTCCAGGATGTGCCCCGTAACGGTATCAGCGACAAACGGGAATTATTCTATTTTACAAAGCGCTTATTATTCAAATTATCAGCCCGGGAAAAGCCATCTTATAATTGTGACGGGAATTTTAGCAGCGGGGGCAGGCTATGCTGCGTCTTTTGTTGTTCGCTCAAGCGTTTCCGGAAGCATCGTAGATAACGAGATCGTTCAAAATAATTGGAATTTAGATAAACTTGACGGAACCGGAAGGTCCGGTCTAACCATAGATTTAACAAAAATGCAAATATTAATAATAGACGCGCAGATGCTATATGCCGGAAGGATAAGATTTGGCTTCGATATCGGCGGGATTTTGGTTTATGCGCATGAGTATTTAGTAGCTAATTTGTTGTCTGAGCGAACAATGCAAATTTATGATTTACCGATACGCGTGCAAGGAATAACTGGGGCATCATCAACATCATTTTTATCCGGATATTTTGATGCTTACAACGGATGTTTTTTAAAAACAACGAGGGCTACACTTGGCGGGACATTACAATTTAGCTGTTCAAATGTAACCTCAGAAGGCGGCGAAGAAACTAAGGGCCTCCCTAGGGCTGTCGCCCAGACAACTAAAATAGCCACTACAACAAGACGCCCTATTTTATCAATTCGACCAAAAACAACATTTAACGGGTACAGGAACAACACTGTAATCACGGTAAAAGAAGCGATAATTAGGTCAGTTGGTAATGATGCATTTTTTGAATTCGTCATCGGCGGAACATTAACGGGGGAATCATTTGCCTCGATTGGCACTTACTCAACAGCGGAAGTTGATTTGTCAGCTACGGCGATAACTGGCGGCATAGTAGTAGGTTCTGGGTTTTGTGAGGCAACGGGCGCGAATTCAGGTTCTTCTGTTTTAATACCAATAAATGAAAAAATGTGGATGTATCAAATTGATGCGCTCATAGCAACTCAGACAAACTTCTCTATCGTTGCAACATCTTTAAACGCGACCGCAAGCTGCACCGCGATTATTAATTTTAGCGAAAGAGTAACTTAGGGGGGATTAAAATTAAGCAAGTAACACTGATTGCAGTTAGCCAACTTTAGAAAGTCATGAAATTTTTAATTTTTAGAGATAAAAATGCAGAACAATAAATTATCAGAAAAGAACTAGATATTTTGCCAGGCGGTAGTTAATAGCCTATGTAATGCCTAAAATAACATAGTTTATTTTTTGATCTAAATAATAGTCTATGTAACGCTTTAGCTGCTTTTCAGAGTAGTACCTCAAATATTGTTCTTTAAACAAACAAAAAGCTTGGCTGAAAACAGATTTAACCGAGGAGTTGACGGACTGTTTTATTAAATATAGTGGTGCGTCTTTACCGGAGCATATGTGATCGAGAACGTCTATATCTACTCTTAGGCTTTCTAGTTCATACGGGAATCTCAGCACCTTTGGTTTGTAAAAATCTTTTTTCTCTATTTTCTTGACTAAAGAGATTTTATCTTGTACGGACACTTTTATGAAATGATTGCAATCGTCATGCTCTTCTTTTTTTCCAGAAAAAACCTCTCCGATATATGACGGGCAAATAGCAGAAAAAGCAATCGGGGAGAAGCCGAACATGTTCTCAGTCATTGATGAAGTGCCCATGCTAAGCAAAGTTTTTATTGTTTCTAGTTTATTTAGGCCAAGCAAACATTGCTTTAAAGCGCTCATCAATGCGTTATTTTTGTAAATATCTGTACAATTCGGATTTATATCTTTGCTTACAACGAAATCGCGAAGCCTCGACCCCATGAACGGGAGCGAAAGATACATGCTTTCTAGCTCTAGCTTTTTGGTGCCATTTTCGGTTAAATAAAATCCTTCGGCGCTATCTAAATAATCAAATTCAAATGCCACTCTGCATCCTTAGCCCGTTTATTTCTTGCTCTTTTAAGCGATTATACACAGCCATGTGACTTATATTTAAATTTTTAGCTATATGGCGATAACTTAAACCGAGCCCCCTCATTGACTTAATTAAACTAATGTCAATGTCACGCCTTGGATTTGGATTATTTCTCTTGCCTTTATAGTTGAAATATAGCCTTGCTATCTTGGAAACCGTTTCCGGGTGAAGTCCAACTTTCCCTGCTATTTCTTTGGGGGTTTTCGTTCTGATTCCGTCACGTATTTTTTCGAGGATTTCTGTATTTACTTTTGTTTTAAACATCAATGTAACCAACAAAATAAAATTATTATAACACAAAAAAATATAAAAAAGTTCGTATACGCCAAAACAGCGCATCTGTTTTTAATTATCCGTTTTAAACTGGGCTTAATTAAGTTTAGAAGGCTTGTGATGTCTCAATTTTATTACGCGACGCCGCTATCAAATAACATCGCTCGTACAGACGAGGGATTTTTGATTTGTAAAAACGTAGCTATAACGAGAGCGGGCGACTTCTACTATAAAGATTCCGAAGTCGGGGTTGCGCCGGATAAGAACGGTTTGGTGCGCATGATACGCACGATAGAAGAGATTACAAGTCCGGCCACGATCGCCTCATTTGAGGGTAAGCCTGTGACATTGCAGCACCCAGATGAGCAAGTGACCCCTGAAAATTATTCGTCCGTTACTGTCGGAACCCTAAAAAATGTACGGCAAGGATTAGATGAGGACATGGATAAGCTCATAGGTGATGTGCTGGTTATGGAGCAAGAAGCTATTGAGCAGGTTCTAAGCGGGGAAACAAGGGAGGTTTCTATAGGCTTCACCTCGGAAGAGATTGAAATATCTCCAGGGGTTGGGCTACAGGAAAATATAAGAGGGAACCATCTCGCGATAGTAACCGCGGGAAGGGCTGGACACCAATTCGCTATTAAAGATGCGGCTATTGAAAAGTCAACAAATGTGGAGAGAAAGATGAGTTTTAAAGAAAAGGTATTGAGTCTTCTAATCAGCGATTCTCGCGAAGATGCTGCTGATACAGCGGAAGCTAATGACACTAAAGATAATCAAGCAAACGATGCAATGAATAAGCGTATTGGCGCTATTGAAAAAGCTGTTAAAGACATGGCCGACATGTTGAGAAAAGACAGAAAAGATGAGGACATGGAAGAGGAAGAAGAATCCTCTGACAAGAAAGGCAAGAAAGATAAAAAGGACTCAAAAATGACTATTGATGCAGACACTTTATCAAGAGCTGAAATATTGGCACCTGGCGTTTCAGAAGATGAAGATATGGAAATGGAATCATTGAGGCAAGCATACAAAGACGCTGGCACAAAAGTGATTATAGATTCCCTGCTGGGCGGACGGCATTTTGGCGAAATGCGTGGTGATTCAGCGCTGCGCCACGTTGTTTTTGTTGGAGCGTCTGAAATTGTACGAGCACAACGAGGCAGCCCCGTATCTTCCCTTTCTGGTAGATACGTAAGCGATGGCATAAACGCAGGAAAAACACCAGAGGTTATGACTTCAAGCAAATACGGTCAAATTTTAAAAGCAGCGTGGAAAAAATAAGGGAGTAAACAATGAGTAGCTATTTAAACAATACATTTGTATATCGTGCGCCGAGTGGCGTACCTGGCGATGTTGCCGATAACAATCAATCTTTAGTTGAAACTTTATGGTTAGACCCAGCAAATCCACCATTGGCTTTTGGCGCCCCAGTTAAAATCGTAAGCAATTTGGTTAATGCAATTGAAGCAAGCGATACAGCAGCAGATTTTTACGGGGTTTTAACGCGAAGCATTCCTGGCGTTTCCGGAAGCTCAAGCAATAGCGGAGCCGCAGTTCCTAATACAACTTATGCGCAAGGTATTTTAGTAGACGGGTATGTTTTTGTGTATTGCACGATTGGCACGCCGTCAATAAACGGAACTGTTTATATGCGCGTAGTTGCCGCTACAGGGAAAGCTATTGGTGATTTAGAGGCCACTGCGGATGGTTCCAACAATGTAGCTTTAACCAATGTTATATGGGCAGCCGCCGGAAAAGATAGCAATAACGTTGCTGTTATCCGTGTGTCTAAATAAATTATACAGAATAATGGAGTAAATTAAATGAGTATTAATGCACAATTAATGTCGTATTACATACAACAGCTAGATAATAACGATCCAGCGCTGCACTTGCCGATAAAGTCCGTAACTTACGGGCGGGATATCACTTTAAAACCTGGTGTAGATTTGTCATATCTTTCCACATCTTTCTTGCGCAGCACTTACGCTTTCTCTGGTACATCCAATGTTCAGGGTTTGCCATATGTTGCCAGGAATAGCAATGAGTTAAAAGATGTTTCTTTAGACAGCGAATTTGTGCAGAACAAGATTGACTTGTTGGGTGCTCAAATTTCTTTTACTGAACCTGAGCTTTTGGCATCACAACGCCTTGGTCAACCGCTTGACGTTCAAAAAATGGAGGCTATCAAAACAGAGTATGAAATGTCTACCGACCAAGTTGTATATATTGGTGATAGTGCCGCGGGTAAAACTGGCTTAGTAAATAGCTCATATGTCACACCAATGAATGCGCCCAATGGAACGTCTGGTTCTCCATATTGGAAAAACAAGACACCGGCCGAAATTTCCGCGGACGTTAATGCATTGTTAAAACAAGTTTGGTTACAAATGGGTTATAGCAACGATTTGCCAAACAAAATCGGCTTAGACCCAGAAACTTTTTCGTACATTAACTCCGTAAACTTTAGCTTAGCAGCGGATAAAAGTATTTTGGAATGGATAAAAGTAAATAACTTATACACATCTACTACTGGCTTACCGTTAGAAATCGTGCCAATGAAATGGATTGTGAACGAAGGAACCAGCAGTAAGCAACGAATGATTGCATACAATGACGATGCAAGATTTTTACGCTTTGTATTAGCTCCTATTCGACCAGTGCAACCTTATGTTCGCGCAATCACATACTACAGACCCTATATCTGGGGCCATGGTGTTGTTGAAGTGATTTACCCGCAATCCATTGGCTATATGGACGGAATCAACGATACACAATCGTTGTCCATATACAAGCCATCTTAAGGATAGAAAATGAAAGCAATAGTGCGGAAACCTTTCATTTTTGACGGCGTTACTTTTAAAGCCGGAACCTATGGTGATGACAATGAGCTTACTGCAAAATTGTTTTCAGACCACTGGTTCCTAAACGCCTTTAAAGAAAAAGGCGATTTGATTTTAGAGAGTGACGCACAAGAGGATTCTTTGCAAGACATTACGGAGGGTGTTGAGCAAAAAGGAAAGCGCGGCAGAAAAAAGAAAGAAATTTCCGATTCTGTTGAGCTTGAAGAGGAACAGCCGCAGGAATTGGCTTGAAATGGATATTGCCCAGTTTAGATTGGACTTTCCAGAATTTGCAGATGAAGACGTTTACACGGATAGCATGTGCGGATTCTGGGCTGGGGTTGGCGAGCAGATTAATTCGCCAGAAGTTTTTGGTGGTGCATATAACCAGCTAATAGAGCTTTTTACTGCCCATAATCTTGTGCTGCAAGCAAGAGCAATAAAAGTCTCTAGCGTTGGCGGGGTGCCTGGTAGAGAAGGCGGGGCGATAACTGAAAAAACGGCGGGCTCAGTTACGCAGCAATATGATGGCGCAAGCGCTGGAACGCCGGGGCAGGGGAATTTTAACGAGACAGTTTACGGAAGGCAATATCTGTATTTGCGTAAGATGTTTTGGCATGGGGCGATAGCGGTAGGAAATGGTTGTCAAAGTTACAGTAGACCGTGTTAGTGCTTTTAAAGAAAGCATTGTAAAAATGATTAAGCGTAAAGCTTATGTGGGTATACCTTTGGATAATCCAGACAATGCCAGAAGACAAGACTTAAAAGAGTCAGGCAGAGACGTAAATATTACCAACGCCGAAATAGGGTACATAAATGAGTTTGGTTCACCTTTGCATAATATACCGCCAAGGCCATTTTTAATCCCAGCGGCTTTATCGTCTAAAGACGAGATTGAAAAAACGCTATCTAATGCTGCAAAAAACGCAATAGGCGGGGACGGAAATATAGACGCGGCTTTATTGGCGGTGGGAACTAAAGTACAGAATAGGGCCAAAAAGAATATTACCAGCAGTAATGGGTTTGAGTCGTTATCTGAAAGCACGGTTAAAGCAAGGAAGCGAAAAGGGTTTAAAGGAACGAAGCCTTTAATAGTGACCGGGCAACTTGTGAACTCGATACATACTGAGGTTGGCGAATAATGGCCCAAGTTGATGTTAGCGACATATTAACAGACCCGGATTTTTTAGACACGGTCACATTGATACGCCGCACGCCGGAGGTTGTGAGTTCTGTTGGTAGAGCAAGCTTTGTTGAGACGTCATCCCAGGTGTACATGTGCGTACAGGGGAGAAAGGCCGAAACGTTAACGCGAGAGCCTAACGACGCTTGGCTTACTGATGCGATAGACGTTTATTACGCGGGCGTGCTTTACGGCGCGGCACCTGGCGGTTATGCAGACGTGATCGTTTGGCGTGGGAAAAGATATCAAGTTGAAGCTGTAGTCGAGAATTACAGCAATTACGGGGCCGGATGGACTCATGCAGTTTGCAGATTGGAGCCCGTAAGTAATGTCTAACACAAGCGCGACGGGCGGTTATTTAACGCCGACGAACACGGTATTAGATGACAACGCGCTACAAGATTTTTTGCACGGCGCGATAGCGGGAATTACTGGGCTTGGAGATACATTTGTTAGGCCAGCATTTCAGCCTAACCCGCCAACCAGATTGGGTATAGATGTCAACTGGTGCGGTTTTGCGATTTTGAATAGACGTACAGAATCAGTCGGCGCTTATGTGCAGAATGATGAGAACGACGGAACGCTAACTAGAACTGAATTTTTTGATTTGCAGGTTAGTTTCTATGGGCCTAACTGCACAGCGTACGCGGGCATTCTAAGAGACGGCTTGCAGATATCGCAGAATTTAGAGCAGCTATTTGCTGCTGGAATGGCTCCGAATGGGTGCCAGGATATTGTTTATATGCCGGAACTTGTTAATGACCGTTACTACCAAAGGGCGGACATAACGGTAAATATGAATCGCGATGTGTCTAGGGTTTACGACATATTATCTCTGTTAAGCGCAGAGGGCACGTTGCAATTTGAGAATGACTATGAAGAAAATTTTGAGGTGACAACATGACACAAGGGTTAAGTGTATCGCGTTTTGTTAACGTGGACGTCGTATTAAGTCCTCTAGGCGCTGCCGTTAGAAACTTCGGCTTGCTCTTAGTTGTAGGCGATAGTGACGTTATCAGCGGCGCAGAAAGGATTAGAAGCTATAGCGGAATTGATGGGGTGGCTGCTGATTTTGGCGTTGACTCTCCAGAATACAAAGCCGCATTACTTTATTTCTCCGTATCACCTCAGCCGGACGAAATTTTAATAGGCCGTTGGTTGCGTACTGCTACAGCAGGATTTTTAGACGGCGGACTATTAAGCACAGCCGAAAAATTAATGTCCGCATGGACTGGCATTGATGACGGCTCTTTTACAATATCTTTTGATGGCGTTGAAGAAGACGTCACCGCATTAGATTTTACAGCTCAAACCACACTTAACGGCGTTGCCGCTGTGATTACCGCAGCTCTCAGCGGCGGCACTGTTACCTGGGATGGTACAAAATTTATCGCAAAAAGCGATACAACTGGCACGAGCTCTACGGTTAGCTATGCTACACCAGAAGGAACGGGCACGGACATTTCGGCGCAGTTAAAGCTAACCTCCGCAACAGCTAGCGCTGCGCCTGTGGACGGGTATGCAGCAGAAACGCCGTTAGCCGCTATTACCGCTTTATATAACCAATCTTCTGATTGGTACATTGCATCGTTTGCTGCTGATACGATGCCTACTGATGACCAGCTTGTAGGCGTGGCTGCATTTATTCAAGCCGCTAGCATTTCTCGTGTCTTATTCTGCACCGACCAAGCAAGCGGGGAATTTGACCCTATCGCTACAGATTTGTTGTCACAAAGATTAAAAGAACTTGAGTATGACAGAAGCGCTGTACAAGCAAGCCTTGAGAATGAATTCGCTCTTTGCTCAATGGCTGGAACATGGGCAAGCGTTGATTTTACTGGAAGCAACACAACTAAAACATACATGTTTAAAACTGAACCTGGCGTTGTTGCTGAGTATGTAAGCGAAACACAAGCTGATTTCTTGGCTGCTAATAACTGCAATGTGTACGCAAATGTAAACAATGGTACCGCAATATTTTTGAACGGCGTTATGTCTTTTAATCTCTATATGGATGAAAGACAAGGTTTTGACTGGTTACAAAATAGCATACAAGTAGCTATTTACAACCTGCTTTATTCTAACCCAAAAATAGCTCAAACAGATTCAGGCGTTACACAAATCGTTGCCGCTGTTGCTGCGGTTATGAACCAGGGCGTGAACAACGGCTTGATTGCTCCAGGCGTGTGGAATGGCCCATCTTTCGGAAACATTACCACAGGCCAAAACTTAGAATTAGGGTATGCGATTTACGCGCCGTCTGTTGCAAGTCAATCACAAGTAGATAGAGAGGCTCGTAAGAGTCCGTTAATACAGTGTGCGGTTAAATTAGCTGGCGCAATACAACACGTCGACATACAAGTCAACGTTAACAGATAAGAGGTGTAATAATGTCATTAGGAAATTATGGCTTAGGTGCCGTCAAGGCGCGGATAGCAGGTGCGGGCGGTAGCGTTGAACTTACTGACGGATTATCCGAATCTGCAGGTATTAAAATTGAGCGCGTAGGGGATTCGGCATTTTTCGAGCCAACGGCTGACGGTCAATTGCAGGTATCTCAAAACCCGTCTACATCCCACACGGTTACAGTTCCGGTTGCGAAGACATCCAGCATTAATAATTTGCTGCAAATTATGGCGTCTTTTCAAAGGGCCGACCCGTCTTTTCTTAAGAGCAATACTCTTGTGATTACTGACACTATTAGAAAAACATTAATCACATGTAGGGGCGTAGCGTTCATTACAGAAACGCCTTTAGAGTGGGCGCAAAAAGCGGGTTTCAACGAATGGAAATTTGTTGCCGAGTTTGTGGACAGAATATCGATTTAATCTCACTAGGAGCGGAAAGTGAAAACAGTTGAAATAGAATTAAACGGCGTTAATTACTCAATTACCGCTATGAATGCGCATGACGCAACATATTGGACAATACAAATGATGCCTGTTATTGCGTCATTGCAAATTGTTGCAACATCGAACAGCGATTCATCGTCTTTGGCATCTGCATTGTCCGGTCTTAGCAAGCAAAAATACACCGATATTGTTACGGCGTTATTTGAAAGCATTAAAAAGCATGACCACGGCGTGACAACGAACATTATTAGAGACGGTGTGTTTATGTACGATGACGTAAAGTCAGATGCTTATATTTATTTATCGCTTCTAAAAGAAAGCTTTATGCTTAACTTTAAAGATTTTTTAGTCTCCGCCGCCAAAGTTTTTCCAGCCGCGGCGGCAATACTAAGCACGCAGTCGAGTACGCAAGCCTCGGAGACCATCTAGATTTTGTGATGCGTCCCGTGCTGCGCGGATTGTGTAAATACGAAAGCACAATCGACGGCACATTGTCTTTATACGACATCGCATTAATGAATGAGGCACTAAATGTACAAGATGAAAACGAAGCGCGGTATAGGGAAGCCCTAGAATGAGCATGGACGTTCTAAAAGAATTTCTAATCGCTATTGGCGTTAAAGTAGATACAGCACAGCTTGCGGCTGTAGATGCTGCTGTCGATAAAACGGCTATATCTGCTGTAAAGCTTGACGCTAGCGCCACCGCTGCATCTACTACATTGTCAAGTAAGCTTGCCCCAGCTCTGGGTGCATTACTAAGTCCACTTACGCTAGTTACTGCCGCAATAGGTGAAGCCTATCATGCCATGTTTGGCTTTATCGAAAAATCCGC